CTTCGCCGTCATCAGTCATCTCAGTTGTCAACTCAGGATCGCCCATGGTTGCACGTTCTAACAACCCTTGGCGCACACCAGGCGTTGCCATAAAGTAATCATGGTTGTAAATGTCTTCAATTGATGGGCGTTTTGTGATCATTGTTCACTTTCTTTTTGTTTTCGCATATTTTCTTTATATGCGTCAACAGCCGCTCTTGCGGCACGAATGCTCACACTATCTGCTTTTCTGGCTACGGCTTTTGTAAAAGCCGCTTCAACAGCAGCATCATTATTTAAATCAACACCAACAAGTTCTCGCAATTGTCCCGTAGCTACTTTTGCCTCATCTGTAGCTACTATTCCGAAGTATGGAGCCATAACTTTTTTGGCACTAGCCGCAAGGTCAATGCCTCTTTGACGAACTTCTGGTGGTGATGGCAAGAAACCTTTTTCATTTGGTGTTCGTGCATATGTGTAAAGATCAAGAACCAATCTGTTGCGAGTTTCTTCAGCAGCTTGACGAGCTTCTGCCGACTTCATCTCAGCAGGCAGTTTGTCAGAGCGAATTCCAACAGACAAGCCAATCTGCTGTACGCCAAAGCCTAAGTCATCGCTTGGATTTGAAAGCTGCTGCAAGAATGTGCGCTTTGAACCTGTGGTCAAGCCCTTAGATGCAATCACCTCGTCAGCAGTAGCCAAGCCAAGTGCTACACGTTGAGCAACAACAGAGAACTGCTTGAGGTCATCACGCTGCACACCAGTAGCTGAATCGCTCATCACAAAGTTACGAGCAGTAGCCAGCATCTCAGGTGGAACAGCCATTGTCTTCAATTGCTTGTAGAGTGCCTGTTGCTGAGAACCATTTGTTGTGGAGTACATCTGACGAAGGATGTCATCACCAGCGCGTTTGTCTTCATACAAAGCGTTGTCAATACCCTTGCGACGCTGGTCAATCATTGTCGAGAAGTTAGCGACTACTTTCTGGAATGACTCTGTATCGGTCATCATCAAATCGCGCAGCACAACTTCTTTTGTGTTGATGCCAGTCTCATCTGGTCGCAGCTTACCAAGAACCAAGTTGTTGTAGGTTGTCTTGCTGTCAGCAAGGTTTTCCTCTTTCATCAACTCTTTGGTCAAGACGTTAATCTTTGCAGCCTTGATTGCTTTGTCAAAGTCTCCAGTTACGCTTTGAGCCATCTGCAAACCACCAGCCTCAAATGCCTTGTCCTGAATGCTCTTACGGTAGGCAATCAAGAAGTCGTCATACGAGCGTTGCTCACCAGTTGCAGCGTCTGTCCAGAAGCCTTGACCAATTGATGTCTCAGCCATCTTCAATGTGTTTTGGATGTCGTCACCCAAGATAAGCAACTGCTTTTCTTTGCGCTTGCGTGTCTCTTGTTTGTAGGCTTCAGCCATTACAGTGTGAGAGTACATGCCCATGCTTGAAGCAAACTTCAATGCAGCATCACCGTCAACACCAGCCAAAGACTTTGAATAACCAGTCGTCAGTACATTGAGTTTTCTTGCAACGTCTTCAGATTTCAGGTCGCCATTCTCAACATCTGACAGCAACTTTACAACTTCAGACTTTGCCTCAGATTCAAATCGACCAGATAGTTCAAATGAACGAGCCTTGCGAACTGCAACGTCGTACATGTTGAACTTGCCACCAAGTTTCAATTGAGATACGTCACCATGCTTCGCAGCTTCAATCTGCTCAAGAGTCAATGGGTTGTTGGCAACATCAGTAAGCGCTTGGGCTTGCGCCATTTGACCAGCTTCTTGGAACAGCACACCACTCATGCGGTCAAGCACTTGAGACATTGTGTTTGCCGTAGCAGCCTGCGCTCTGAATCCAATGTTGTCCACTTGTTGTGGGGCAACCTGCACCATTGGCACACCACCTTGAGGTGAGCGTAAACCTACTTGACCTGATTCAATTCGTGGTGTTGCCATTTTTAAACCTTAACTGTTTTTGCAAAATCATACGCGCCCTTCATCAGAGTCGCATCAGAAAGCAATCCACCCTGAGTTCTAGAAGCAGCAGCGGCTGATTCGTATTGACCAGCCTGACGCTGTGCTGTGTAGCCATTCAAGAAGTTTTGGTACTGTGTAGACTGAATCATTGCCGCAGCATCTTCAAATCCATACACACGTGCAGTCAAAGCATTCAAGTCAGCAACACCAACATCACGCATTGTTGCAGCCACGTTCTCACGTTGCACACCTTCAACAGAGCCACCACCAAGAGCAACGCCACTAGCAGCAGCACGTGCGCGAATGGCAGCATTGGTAGTACGCATGTTTTTCAGCAATGTGTTACCAACAATCTGGTAGTTCATTGCTTCAGACTCTGCCTTCTTCAGGTTACGACCAGCCTGAATCATGGCGTACTGTTCGCTCATGTCTGCTCGAACACCAGCAACAACTAGGTTATCACGTGCAGAAACCATGTACGCAGTTTGCTGATATATTGCAGCAGTCTGTTGCGCTTGAGAAGCAGCGTATGACTGAATGAAGCCAGCAGCAGCAAACATATTTGAATTGCTGCCACCCTCCATAAATGTTTTATCTGTTGCCATAGTTATGTCCCTGGGTGTACTGCTACACGGTAGTCAAGGCCAAGCAAAGTCATCTTCAGTGGAAGATTTTGCGACACCTCAATGGTAGCTTCTCTGGTGTATCCAAGTACGCCATTGACTCGCTTGATGCCAGTAAATTCTGGCTCAGGCAAATCAGTCAAGGCGTTGTCAAACAAACGGAAAGCTACTGGTTGATTGTTCAAAAGCAAGTGCTGAGTATTACGAACAACTGCGTTAATCTCAACAATGCGCTTTTTGAATGACAAACGTGAACCTGTCTGCAATTTGACTTCAACAGGCATTGTCTTTACGTACACAGTGATTGGCAATCCAACCTCATACGAAGCTGTGCTGGCGCGGTCAAACGTGATTGAGCCACTTGTAACAGTCTCATTGGACTGAGGTACACCATCACAAATCACATTCAATGCCTTGCCTTCATGTGGCAGGCTAGATTTGCTTGATGCAACACCACCAGAGAAAGCACAGTCAGTGAACAGAGCGTCGCTAAACATCTCAATAAAGTACCGTGCAGTACCGTTGAACGTGCGTTTGACAACCGTGTACATGGTGTTCACATCAACACCAACGTCAATAAACAGACCGTCAGTAGTGAACTCAGATGGGCTTGTAACCTGCTGAGAGCGCATAACGCTGAACACAGCCATAGAGCCATCACTTGAGTTTGTCATCAACAGCAAGTCAGCATCTTCAGTGCTTGAAGACTTACGCAGTGCGATACGCTGTGGACCCTTGAGCAAATGCCCAGAGAACAGAGAGATACGTTGCGTGATGTATGTAAGCTGAGTGTCAGAGAACACAAACTCGTTGAGTGATTTTCCTTGACGCTGAATGTAGACAGAGCCAGATTCAACAGACTGAACGCGAGTGCCAGGCTTGATGCCGTTGCGAGACACGTTCTTGAATGTGAATGTCAATGGAGTCACAGGGTCTGTTCCAGCTTGAGGCACATAGAACTCACCACCTGTTGTGAACACTTGGAAGTCACGCGACGAGATGATGTCAGTAATGACGTTCAATTCGTTTGTATCCAAGGTAGCTTCAACAGCATCGTCATCCAAAGACTCAGTTGGAACGAAGTCAAAGAACAAACCAATCTTGCTACCCCAAATGGTAGATGGGCGAGACTTAGAGCCACCAAAGTACAAGCGACCTTCATGGAAAGTCACGGTACGAGGCCAGCCTTTTCCTGAACTCCATACATCAACGTAGCCAGTCTCAAGTTCCCAACTTCCGTTTGCCACCGCTGTGGTGTTGAAGAATGGGTACTCGGTGATGACGTTTACAACTGTGGTGCTTACGTACTGAATAATCTTTGCGCGACCTTGTGGAGACACGTTGATGTACTGATTCACATGTCCAGAGTTGAACACGCCAGCAGAAGCAGTCACAGATATGTTGCCAGACACAGCGCTTGGTGTCAGTGTCGCAGCAGGGTTTGTGAATGCCAATGTGTAGGCATACTTTGGAATGCTGTCAAACGTGATGCTTGTTGCAGTCCAAGCTGAATCAGATGCTCCACGAACAATCTTCACAGGCTGCAAGTCAGGGTGAACAACAATCAGCGTATCAGCAGATTGGGTCCAACACATATCGTCAACCATGTCAGATGTGATGCTGGTAGCAAGGTAGCTGTTGCCAGTACCGTTGATGTTTGCAATTACAGCGCCAGCTTTAATCACGTACATACGTGAGTCAGTGAAGCACAGCATATAGCTGTCATCCACAGAGAACTGGAATGGAACCAGACGAACACCATTGCCAGCAGACGGTGTACCGCTGTTTGGCAACTCAAGAACGTGCTTTGTGCCAGGGCGACGACGCAAACCACCTTGAGGGTGAATCAGTACGTTTGTGGCCTTGGCAAGTGAATTGGAGTAGGTAGGTAGGTCAACCCTTGAACGAAGCAAAGGGTCAAGTTCACCAGTGGAGAAGTTGCTGACGACATCAACAAATCGTGCCATATCAACCTCGGACAGCAATCAAGCTGAAGTCTTCGATAACGCGAACAGGGTTGTTTTGACCGTCAATCTGCATGGCAGTACGGAAGAAACCACCACGACCATTCTCAGAGATGTCGCCAGTGGCAACACGCTGCCAGTATTGAGCCTTGTCTGTCTGCTCAGTGATAGGCATAGCCAAGTGCCAAGCCATCATGTACTTGAGCAACTGGACAAAATATTGAGGCAATGCGTATTCACCAACGGAATACTGATAGTCAATGTAGACGGTTTCCAAGTTAGTCAACAGCTTGTCTTCTTGGATTTCCCAATCTTTGTTTGGGTACATGCCTGTCGCGTTTGCGTACACAGCACGTGGGTTTGCCAGCTTGTCGCCTGGCAATTGGTATTGGTACTTCCACACGGAAGTTGGGGCTGTCAGCAATCGTGC